CAGTTGAATTTCATCAAATGGTGTATCAAGAACAACATCATCGATTATATTAGGGATAATAAAACAAAATTATTTGCACGTTGTTAGTTTAGAAGAGTGTGTGAGCTTGTCCATCCTTTACTCGAAGAACATTGTAACTCTTCGCGTAAATGCGTACGACTCGATTAAAGTAATACCAAGCGGAATTTACATACGTTCGTGCCTGCCATAGTTCAAAATTCATTATCTGCTCTTTTATTAAACTGAAGTTAACCTGTCCAGTTGGATACCACGATTCTGGGTCGAGAGCGAAACTATACATGTAGACTCTCGATAACTTAGGTACATTTGAATGATGTCTCATGAATTGAGATACTCGCATAAATTGGGGAGTACCCACATTATTGTCCACAATTTTTAAACCGTCAAGATCCAGTGTCAAGTATTTAAGTTGATCGGGTGTTACAGTAAATTTAGATGTTTCATCATTAAAATCAACCCAACGTATAGGATCATAATTTAAGGGACTCGTGAATACACCTATGTCTTGATGTGCTTGTCTATCTCTCTGTACAAAGAAATACATCTCCTTTACAGGATTTGAAAAATTCAGTTTACATTTTATGGAATTCGTTTGTTCGTCCGACGTTTTAAATTCTTCTTCTTGAAGTTCGGTTATGACATAGTCCGTTTTTGTACACTCTAGTTTTTTTCTTTCTACGACATCCAGATATATGAGCTCAGTGATTAACTCACATTTGGTTATCTTCGGAGCTTGGGTAATTGTGGGTGGTAAAGCCGTACTCACCATCACGAGACCACTAGTATCATTGGGAGTTTGCGTTAAAGACTTTTTATATACAAGCTCTTTATAATCTCTCAACTTGATACGAATCGTTACATCTTGTAGTTTGATGGCACATAGAGGTATGGCTAATTCAGGATGTTTATGGAAATAAAATGGTAAATCGATAATACAATGTAATTGATTGTTTGTTAATTGTTTACTATTAATTCCCCTGGATGGTTCATCTAGTAGACTTGCTTCTGTTCGATTGATGAGATTTTTAAATGCAGATTTTTTTGTATCTTCATAAAATGCTTCTGTGTACAACTGTAGATAATCACTCGTTAGTCGGTTTATGACCTTACCCCCTATCATCAACTCTGCATATTCAATCAATGCATTTCCAAATGAATCAATATAATAATGGTCAGCGTCGGTAAGTTGTGTGGTTTTGACCTCCAGACACACAGATTTTAACAAATCACCCGCATTCATCGGAATTCTAAATTCACATATGCCACCGAATTCACCTTCGGAATGTAAATTTCTATATTCCTTTGCGAAATATGCGTTTCGTTTTACGAATTTTGTAAAGTATGAATAATCGTATTTAACGTCTACGTCACCGACCAACCCCATTACATGGAGGTTTATACGCCCTGTAGACATTACTACTATAACTTATTAAAATTTTAAACCCGCCAATCCATGCGAAAATACAAGCACATTATGACTCACGGCGTACACTCTAACCACCACATCATCATTTATATTCGATGGAAGGGTGATTTTCATTTCTTTATGAATAATGCGACTCATGTTGACACTCCCCATAGGAAGTCCAGATACCGGGTTAAGAGAGAATGAATACGAACAATATTTACCACCACCATCTAAAGTATTTCCCGATGGGGATGATTCATGATTATCGAGTGATTGCTTGTAACACAAAAATAAATTGTCTCGATCGAACACGACGCTATTATTGAACTTTAAAATGATATTTTCTATATCCACAAAGTCTCGTCTATCTGATGCACGATGAGCGATGAAAAATAATTCACTGACAGGGTTTTTGAAATTTAGTAACACATTCTTAGTCGAAACACCCTGAGGAATTTTAATTTCGGAAACCTGTAACTGTTGAATGTTATGACTTACCGGTGAACTCTGTATAAACGATGACTCATCTATTCCTGTGTGAATATACGAGATATTGAGAGCCGTTTCGTATAATTCGGATATATAATACGCGTCTTCAAAATCTCTAAGTTTAATCGTGATCCTAATACTTTGTTTTCTTAATGCGCAACACGGTATAGCTAGTTCGTTGATATTGTGGAAGTACAGTGGTATGTCAAGAAATAAAGGATTATCCTCTGAACTACTCGTCTGTCGAAAATCTTGATTAACATTATTCGATCCGTGACCATACAAAAATTCATATGACGATATATCACGTGCATGACTTTGATGATAGATAGCGATGTATTCCCCAGTTAGTTTTTGAATAGATTGTTCCCCGATGAATAGTTCGACATATTCTATGAGGTTATTAGTCACGAACGATTTGATGTGACTACTGGGTACATCCTGACCTTTTTGTCGCAACTCACACTTCAGACACACTCGATTTATAAAATCTCCTACATCTGTTGGTATTCTAAATGACATGAGAGAACCAAACGTGCTCGGAGTTTCTGTTCCTACGGGTACTAATGATTCATAAAATGGTGTATGTTGTTTATAGGTACTTATAAAATGACTTTGTGTCGGGTTTCCGGTTATGAACATGTCTTGAGCGCCACTCGCACTTAATAGCAACATGTATATCTATAACAGAGTTTTTTTAATACACAACATTCATGAACCCATTATTAAATTCAAAACGGGTGTATGCTACGTGATAGACATGCATCTCATATATTTTAGTTAAATCCAGAAATTTATGTAGGGTTGTTTCTATGAAACTTTTGTCTGATATGATTTTTCTGAAATCTAAAACACCCGATTGTTGTTGTTTAGATGGGTACAACGAAAGATTGTATGTGTAAATGTGCGTTACCGGTGTGTTTAAACCACCCTTGTATGGGGTGTAATATTTGAAATAGCGGTGATTTTGATCTCCTGTTACAACCTGAACAGATTCACCATTGAGATAAATTTCTATTTTATCAGTAAGTTCAAAATTTTTTCCGTCAACACTCCGAAATGGGACCAGTCTGTCTGTAAAATTGAATCTTAGTTTATATTTACTTGAATCATCTTCATTCTCAAACTCCGAATTTCTGTAAAACCAGTGAAATATTTTTATTGGTTTTTCTGACGAAAAATTCAACTTGAATTCTCTTCTATTCAATTCTGACGACCGTTGAAGATGTTTCGATACGGTATCCGTCTCATATGAATATGGGGAAGATGAGAGGTATAGTCTTTCTTCTGGTTCGAGTTGTATCTCTTCTGTTATGATTGTAAACTCTGGTAACGTTAAATTACTCGACCAATCGGTAAAAAATGATTGTTTGTGAAATTTAATTTCAAATATTATTTTTTGTTTATTGATTGAACACAATGGAAAATACTGTCTATTTTCCGAACGGTCGTATTTTCTAGAGAAAAAAAAGTGAATTGGAATGAGCAAATCTCGATTAATAAAACCTAGATCTCCTCCTTTTGTTGCAAAATATGTATAATTAAAACCAGCATTTGTATTTAGTTGATTCGCTTCTCGCTGTGTATCACTCAGGTATAACTCATTATATATAAAATTCCAGTCATCTGTAAGTTCTTCCAATTTTATTCCGTCGACATACATTGTGATACTTTTAATGATATGTAACGAAAGTTGATCAGGATAATTCGTCGTGTTATTTAGATTTGGCATCTTCAGTTTAATCCACATGTCACTCAACAAATCACCCATTTGGTTAGGGTTAAATTCAACCTTTACTGTTTTACCGAAAGGCCAGTTTGTGTCTGTGTCCATTTTGGTCACGGTCTTACATCTATGAAGTTTTGTAAAGTTTGAATATTGTTTTAGATTATAATTAAATAAAGAATCTTCTGGGTCTTTGGAAAGCAGGTGTGTATCCTGCATTCCAATAGCCTTGAGGGAAATTTTAGCAGCCTCACCCATATCTACTTACTGCTCACATATTTTTAATATCAATCTTCCACATCGTCACATGACTAGTTTTCAACATCTTTTCTAAATCTTCTTTCGCCTGTTTCGCTTCATCCATGAGTGCTTTGACGCGTTCCTCTGTATACTCAACTGTCTTGATATTGAGGAGATAGTCCAAGTTTCCATCAATTTTGGGAAACATCGTAGACATCTCCTCCTCTAGATCCTGTTTCTTCCTTTTGAAGACAACCAACCTTCCTTCAATCACCATCGACACAAACTTTGATTTATGATCACACATCTCAGCCCGCTTCTCGAGTACATCGATGAGGTGTGCCTTCCGCTTCTTATAGTGTTCGAGGCGCAACTCCACAAAATCTGTTAGAATTTCCTCGGGACTCGAGTACTTGTGAATACCCTTGGTAGGATGGAAGAGATGCATGTTGGAGATGCGAAAGGTTTTTCTCAACTTGAGATCCTTGAGGAGATCCTTGCCTACATAGTCCACGATTTCGAAATGAACATCTTCAGTAGTTGAGTTGTTGACAAACCCCCCAATTAACTTCTTCTCAACGAGACCATCTAGGTATTCCTTATAATCCTGTGTCCAGCGACCTGGTGGTAGCTCAGTCACGACGATATTCTTCCCAGACCAATTCCACACACCTTCCATCATCCAAGTATCCTCCTCCTTGTGAACAACTCCCTTGAAACCCCTAAACCAAGGCCGCATAGGGACAATCTCATCACCACTCAAAATCCGCTTGATGTTTTCCTTGATATCATCCGGTTTAAATGGGGGTACATAGCAGCTGAAACCTGTACCAATACCCTCTGTACCATTCACAAGAACCATTGGGAGGGTAGGCATGTAGAAGTCTGGTTCGATCGGACGACCATCATCATCAAGGTAATTGAGAATTGCGTCATCCCTGGGATCAAATATTTTTCGCGCCTCCTTGGTCAACTTTGTGAAGATGTACCTCGTCTGAGACGCATCTTTACCACCCATCAGTCTCGTCCCAAACTGACCACAAGGTTCGAGAAGGTTGATGTTGTTCGAACCAGTGTAGTCATTCGCCAACTTTACGATCGTATCCGCTAGGGAAACTTCACCGTGATGGTAAGCACTCTTTTCAGCCACAAATGCCGCCAGCTGTGCAACTTTCATTTCATCCTTAAGGTTCTTCTTGAAGCATGCGTACATCACTTTGCGCTGGGAGGGTTTGAGACCATCAGCCATGTGTGCGATAGACCGCTTGAGATCTGCAAGACTGAAGTTCACCAAGTCTTTGTGTATAAAGTCAGAGATGTCCAATTGCTTCACATTTCCATACGGAACTTCAAGTTGATCAGCATCCTTCGCTGTGTTCTCTAGAAGCCAAGACTTCCTATCATCAGCCTTCTTTTTATCAAAGGCGAGGACGATAGAGTCATCAGTCATCGTATCCATATCGAACTTTACAGTAAGGTCTTGAATCTTCTTGAAATACTCTCGCGCCTCAGCACTCGTGGAAGTACCCAAACCCTTGTAGTACTTGATTTTCCACCCCTGTTTCCCGTCACCGTACCAGGTACGGAAAGCAGAGTCTGTGTAGAAGGACTTGGTTTGCGAACCCTTGGTTGCTTTGATGATTGGGGTCACCATCGAAACCACAAAGTTCAATTTGAGAAGACTGGGCCAGAAGTAATGGATCATATT